AGTCTAGCGTTGATATTTTTAGTATCATCCGCTCCATTTACACGATGACGAAGCCATCTTTGCTTATATCCATCAGGACATGGTGGTGCGTCTAATTGAGACGGTGGCTGCCAAGGTTTTCTACGTTCCTCGGTTGCCCTTGTTTGTGCACTTCTTGGTGTTTTATTATCTGTCATGTTGTACCTCCTAAACGTACTTAGCATATTCACTTAGAGGAACTCCAAGCTTATTTGCTATTTTTACCTGACTAGGAGTTAACCTAACAGATTTGCGCCCACTGGTTGCAGACCTTGATGCAGAGGCAACGGGTTGGGCGATTTTGTTGCTTCTGGTAGCCTGATCCGAATCTTGAAAAGATTCTGGAAACTTGTTTTTAACTCTTACAGTTAATTCATTATAGTAATCATCTGATTCTGTGTCAAATCCTTCCGCTACTAAACCTCTATGAATTCTTTGAGCATAATCTGTCATTTCTTCGTCAGATCTAAACCAAGTATTCTTTTCAGCCCACGCCAGAGCTTTTTGTGAAGGCTGTGGTCTTTGAGATGTGGGTTGTATATTGGTTTGCTGTTCTTGCTCCATTTTCTTTTGGAACTCTTCATATTCTTGCTCCTTTTTAGATTTAGTTACTCGTATTCTTTCAGCTTCAAGATCAAGTTTTGTAAGAGCTTGTCTAGCTTCTTCTTCTTTTGTGAAATCACCTTGCTCTCTAGCAGTAATAAGATTTGCACGAGCAAGATCGGAAGCCATTCTGTTGCGAACTTCACTTTCTGACATGTAGCCTTTATCAACTTCATGTGTTTTCATTCGCACTTCAGCTAATTCTTTTTGAACGTTCTGAGCATATTGTAATGCAGCTTCACGTTCTCTTTCAGCCTCTCTTGCTTTATATGTAAGTTTATCAATTCTCTTTTTAACTTTATCAGAGTATTGATCCATCTCCTCTGATTGTTGTTCTGGAGCTTCAACCTTAGGTGTTAAAGGATCTTTTTCTTCAGTCTTTACATCTTCGTATTTATCGGGACTTACAGCGCCGTGAGATTTATCCTCAAGTTCGATTTCTGCTCCTTCGCCTGATGTGTCCAGATCTACGAGCTTTTCGTCTTTTACAGTGTTTATCTCTGTTTGCATGGTTTACCTCCCATGTTATATAATTGTTAATACATCTTCAGGTGACTCAACTGTGCCGAGTATTTCGTCATCGTTAAGTAACCTAACTTCTCCACCTTCTATCTTTAGTCTTGATCCTGCGTATCTGCCAAACACAACCCAATCGCCTTGTTTACACCAAGGACCATTAGGAAACTTTTCTTTATCTTTATATGCATCAGAGCCAGTAGCTAATACTAATGCAACCGATGCTGTTAATTGAGAATCCTCTAAAGTTTTATCTGTGAGAATAACCCCACCTTTAGTTTTTTCTTTTGCTTTGAAAGGTAAAACTAAAATTCTCCAACCGACTGGCTGGGGAAGTTTTTCTAGTTCTTTTCGATCAGGGTTTACACCCTCATTTGGGTTTTTTATTTTTTTTAAAACGTCCTCTGGAACGTATAAAGTCTTAGTCATCTATTTTCTCCTCTTGATCCAGCAGGCGAGAGATTTCCTGTTGGCATATGTCAAGCATATGTATCTTTCCTTGAATATACTTGTAATCTTCAAAGTTTTCAACCCCTTGTGTCAAATGTTCATGAAGTTGTTCTTTGAGTGTTTTTAGTTCTTTTTGAATATTATGAATTACAAAGATGCTCATACGTAAGCATTAACTCCTGGTATTCTTTTTTCAAAAACTTTGTTTTGTCCATCTTTAGCACAATGCCATGTTTGTTCATGACCTTGATTAACTCCATAATTATTCCTTTGCATTTTACCTAAGCCTGATTTTACTGCTTCAGCTACTGAATTAAGAGCATAGTCATCACCAACCATAACACCCGTTGGTTTAAGTTTAGGCCACCAGTTAATAATATCATCTTCAACAGCGTCATATTCATGTGCACCATCAACCATAATATAATCAACAGATTCGTCTTTAAACTGATTTAAAATTTCTTCAGAATCCGATCTACCTTGACAAGGTATAACCATATTTCTACCAATAAAAAATTGTAAATTATCTTTGAATATTGATGAGAAGTCTTTTGGTAGTTTTATACTCGCATGTTCTGTTGAACCTTCAAAAGTATCAACGCAATATATTTTAACATCTTCTTTTCCCGCATTGTAAAGAGCGGTTGCAAGATAGTGTGTCGATCTACCTAGAAAAGATCCAATTTCTACAATGACACCATCATGGGCTATTTGATCTACAACGATGTCGTAAGTTTCAGAGTAATTGAACCACCCAGGTATCGTAAAATAGGTGTGTTTCATAGTTAAGAATATCCTTATTTGTTTGTCTTAACTATTTGTATCTTTTTATAATTAATTTTCAACCCTTGTGGTGTTGGTCCTTTTTTAGGAGGAACTGTTGTTGTTAGTTTCTGTTTCTTCATGTTCGCATACTGTGCATTCACACATACAAGTTGAACAACAGTGACAAATGCAATCGCATTTTACACATTTTGTTGTCATTTCTTTTTAGTTATTAAACCCATTGCACCTTTTGCTCCCTTAATACCAAAGCTCGCCGAACAGGCGATATATAAGAGGTGCTTATAGTAATCAGGAAGTGAGTGTAGTGCCTCAAACCCAGCTTTAATATGTGGGGTCCAACCAGGAATAAATACTGCCACCGCTGGAACCAACAGGCATATTAAAATTAGTTCATCTTTCCATGACCCTTTCATTTGGTCAACTGCAGTAGCCTCCCAGCTAATTTTTCCAGCAATTTGTTGCTCTTTTAAACTCTTCTGTGCCTTAATTTCAGTCAAAGCAAGATCTGCTTTTGCCTTTTTAGTCTCTACAAAGCCAGTAACAGCGTCTTTAACCATTCCAGCTATTGGACCAGCCAATAAACTAATCATTTTGACCTCTATTTGGTTGATTTTGACGTTGTATTGCTACATCTGCACGTAAATTAGCTAAATCGTAGTCTTTTTGTAGTTTTTGAGTGTCAAAATTTTGTTTATATTCGAATTGATTCTCTTTTAATGCTTGATTTTCACCGTCTTTTTGTGCTCTAAGCTCTAATTCTTGTTGTCTTAGTGCTAATTCCTGTTGTTTTAACAAAACAAGAGGATCCATAGATTGACTTTGCATAGCTTCAGCCTCTTCTACAACCATAGTTTCTGTTATTTTTATAATTTGCTCATTAATTAAAGATTCTCTCTTCATTTCTAATTGTTGTAAAATTTCTGGTGGTATCTCTTGACCAAATTGTTGTTGTATTTTTGCAACTTCTTCTTGTAAAGCCTGTGCAACTACTGCTGTAGCCAACATAGATACGTGTTGATTAATGTGAGATATCAAAGTAACGACAACCATTGGATTAGTTTTAATCATTGCAGAACTCATAAATAATCTATGTGCTTTTATGTGTTGTTCATGATTTTGTTGTGGGAAAGCCATGGGTGGTTTACCAATCAAAACTAAACTATTTTCCATTGCAGGATCTGTTGGTTGTGGTTGCTCTGGTGGTTTTGGTATTGGAAGTATTTGTTCAATATCTTTTACACCTAATGCAACATACATTCTTCTGTATGCCTCATACACGTTGTGCATCTCAGGATTAGACTGTGCTATTTGTAATTGTTGCTGTGCTAGTGTCACTCGTTGTGACATAGAAAATATGTTTGGATCTGATACAGGTAAAATGTCTATCTGATCAGCAAAATCTGCTTGTTTAATTTCTCTAGGGCCACCTGATACGTTAAACGGATAAACGGGTGGTAATGCTAATTTGAATATTTTTGCAAGCAGTTGAAATTCTTTTTTCTGTGCGTAGTGTAATCTTTTATGAACAGCAGACATAACTTTTGTACCACGTTCCATAAGAGCCATGGTTGTACCCACAGGAGTTTGTGAACTACCAATTTCTGATAGTTGCATATCTGCAACAGTTGCAAATTGTTTTGCCGCATCAACACAAAAACCAAGAAGTTGCATTAACACGCCATCAGGTCCTTTGTAAGGTAATGGCATTAATGCTTCACGGATTGCACCATTAGGTGCATCTACATCTCTAAACTCTCCTGGTTGTAATGGTTGATCATCATCACGTATTCTTAATCCACGTGACTTATAACCCGCTGGTAAATTAGCTAAAGTTCCAGCATCTAGTAATTGTCTTAATGCAGTTGTAGCAGTTCTTGTCAAACCACCAATCATGTGAATTAAACCAAAACCGTAAAAACCTAGTCCTGGTAAAAACTTGTAGTGAACAAAATAATGATTCTTTCTTTTTATAATATCGTCTTCATTATAGTTTCTATAAATAGATAGAACTTTATTTGATCTTTTTTCTATTGTTAAAACGTAAGGTAATTTAATTCCACTAGGCTCACCTGATTTTGGATTTATATCTTCAAAACCTTCAAGATCTAAATCAACATGAACTTCATACAATTCAGTCATATCATCCATGTAAGTGTCTTGTGGATTTACTCCCTCAATACGATCCATCTTTTCTTGTACTTCTGAAGTATTCTCCTCATAAGGTGATATTTCTATATCACGATAGAATCCTGAAACTTGTTTCTTTCGAACATCATTTAAGTTCATTTTTAAGATATGAGTAATTCGATCACATGAATCAAGATCAGAGGCATCATAAGGAACAACAATATCTTCTGCTGGAACAAACTTAGAGGTAGCTCTGTTCAGAACTTCGTCAAAATAAACTTTTTTAAAAGCACTTCCTGATAAAGGTAGTTGAAATAACATTTGATCCATCTCAGGATTATAATCTTCCATGACATGAGTTATCTCATAGTTCATATAATCTTTAACACGTTCCGCTGCTAACTGAAGTTCAGTTGAATTTGCTCCAACAACTTGTGTTCTAACAGGACCATCACTAGGAAGTAATTCAACATAAGCCATTGCTTGAAATTGTGTGACAGCTTGAGCTAAGACAGGATGATTAACGCTTGCAGCACCTCTGAAAGGTCTGGTGCGTTCTTCATATTTAAAACCTAATAAATCTAAACCTTTGGTATAGGCGTGTTCCCATTCTTCACGAGAACTTTTATCTGATTCAATTTTATCGGATAAATCACTTGCAAGCTCTTGCATATAATCTTCAGGTAAGATCTCCGCAAGGTTTGCCATAAAGCCTGAAGCAGTAACTTCTTCTTCTGGATTAACTATTGCAGAGCCACTCTCATCCATTAAAACTTCAGGTTCTGCTTGATTTGTTTCTAAATCTACTATTGTTCCAACTTGTTCAACATCTAAGTCCCCTCTGTCATCAGTGACAGCGTCTTCACGTTGTGGTGTAGGGACATTAGAATTAAATTTTTCTACCATTAATAATCTCCATAGATATCAGTTATTGAAACTAACCCATCTGATTTGATTTTACCACCATCTTTTTTACGGAATAGGAACATAGGGCCTTTCTTTGTTGTTTCTTCGGGCATTGTTAAGACATACATTTTTTGTAAGGAAGGGTTATATTCTTCTATAATTACTTTGGAATCCTCAGCAATTTGATTTTCTTTTAAAGGCACAAATTCAATCGTATCCTGTCTAGCTATACTCATATCTATTCCTGATTCTGGATCTATTTTAGGTTCTTTTGATTTTATTATCTTAACATAGTAATCCATTACCTGACCTGGAGCTATTTCTTTTCTCACTACAACATCTCCGTAGTCAAAATCTGAGGCAACATTATATATTTGAAAATTAAAATCTGCAGTATCGTCTGGTCCAATGTTTGAACCAACAGGCATACTAGGTTCAATATCACGATCTCCTTTGGCAAAAGTACCATCAACATTTTTATTTAAAACTTGAAAAGCTTGTTGTGGTTTATTGGGATCTACAATTTCTTCAATTTGTAGATTAGCTTTGTTACCTGTATATTTCTTTGCAATATTTTTTAACTCTTGTACAGAAATCTTATCATAGATAGCTTTGAATTTTTCAGCTGCCGCCCCATCAATATCTTTATTCCAACGTTTGTTTACAATTTCAGCCGGCATAATTGCAACTTTATTAATACCTCTACTCTGTGCATCTTGTATTGTTGATTTGAGCATTAAGTCTATCCAATCAGGTCCTTTACCAAAAGGAATTTGTCCAAAGGATTGTACATCTCTACCTGTAGGTACATTGGTTCCTGCTCCTATATCTAAAATTTGTGATGATTGATAAGCGTCAGTCACCTTTGCTCCTTGTAACATATCATCAAAATTTTTCTGTCTATTTAAGTCGAAGAGTCTATTGAAAACAACAAGTCCTTGATCTTGTAATTGTTTTATTTGTTCCAAATAATTTGGATTTACTATACGTCCTCTGTTTTGTGTAAGGATATTATTTATTTGATCTTGTATGGCGTTTAATTGTGTCGTTAATTCTGGTGCTAATTGTTCAAGAAAAACAGGATCAGCGGGTCTTGTTAAATCAGTGGTTTCTAAAAATTTTAATTTTTCTTCAGGATATTGTGCATTAAGTCTATCTAGTTCTCCTTTAGTATATTCGTCATTAGGATAGTTAATAAGATTTTCTTGTAAACGTTGTTTTTTATTTCTAACAGCACTAGCCGTTGCTTTTACTCTTTCTTGTTCTTTTCTTAAATTGGTAATGAGATCTGTTTGTAATTCTTGTATTACGGCAACATCATCACCTGTAGCATTTTTGTAATTAGCTACACGAGTAAAGGCTAGAACGTTTGGATCTTTATCAAAGTGTCCTGAGTTAAAAAAGGGTCTATCTTGTCCTGGAATTTCTTTAACATTAATAACAATATTTCTGTAATCAGTACCTCCTTCATCAATAGGTGCATTACCCATGTTCTTGTGTTTGGCACTACCCACATACTGTTTGTAATCTCCTGGCATAGGAACTTCTGTTTTTACTTTAATCTCTAAGTTTGCTATGGGTGATTTCTCATACACATCTAATAAATTTTGTTTTGTAATTTTCATACCCGGCATAAATTTTTCAGCATCTTCCAGATAGCCCATAATACCCGCACCNTCTAATTCAGANTTNGCAAAACCTTTCGTGCCTGNGAAAAGATTTCTCCANCCNTGAGGTGAATCTATATTNGGAATATTTTGTTCTGATAGTGTGTCAATAAAATGTGANTTAAAAGGAAAGTCATCTATGTCAACCTTAGCAGTAGCAGGTAACATATTAGTAGGTGCATCNGGTNCTCCNCCGACAANTTTGTTGGGTGTGGCTACAGCAGATGATTTTTTAAAAATTTTAAATAAGTTTGCAGGATTAAATGCAAGAAGATTTTCGTCTTGTACTGCTTGTTGGAAGAAGTTATCGTCTGTGGCTGGGTCGGATGCAAACTGTTGTTGGTTAATATTTTCTAACGGATCACCGCCTATGGCCATCTTGACGGGACCACCTTTCGCTAAATCAGTAATATCATCAAAATATTCTTTTTCTTTTTTAGATGTTAAAAAAACTTTGGCCTGTGCAAAATTATCTTCTGTTTTTTTAGGTGAATACTTTTCTCTATTTCTTACAAGACCATTTATATGATTTTTAAAAGAAGATAATAGAGCCTCGGGTGATGGTGTAGCTTCCATACCAACTTTTTTAACTTCATCTCCTAATTTAAAGTATATAACAGTGCCTAGTTTTTTTGCTTTCTTATCTAAAATATTTAAAAATTCATTAAAAACAGGTGGAACTTTTACTTTTCCATCTGCAGTTTTTTCAATAAGACCTTGCTCTCTTATCTCGTTTAAATTTTCTGTTAATAATTCCTCAAGTTTTTTATGATGTTTTAAATTTGTTTTTGCAAAGCTTAGTCTAGCAGCTCCGGTCAATCCTCCTACTTCAGGAAAGTCTTTACCACTTAGTCCAAGAGGAATATTATGAGCTACATTTAATCTGTAATCAGTAAAGTTTAAATCCTTCATTACTTCAGGATGTTTTTTTTTCATTTCATTAAAATATTCTTGCATTTTTATATTTGTAGCATCCCTATCAGTTTCTAATTTTTTCATAGTTTCAAGATCTTTTGCAAAAGTCTGTCTCCAATTAGGATTATTTTCAGCAAAATCTGACATAACTAATCTATAAAAATCTTTTTTCTGATACATAGATGGATCTAACCCAAAAGCCTCAGGCGATGAACTTCTTAACATACCATCAAAGAATAAGAATTCAGGACGTGAATTGGGTTGTATACCTAGAGTTCCCCTATACTCATTCAATATAGGTTTAACAACATCTGATGTTGCACCTGTAGTTTTTTTAAATTTTACTTTAGGTGGTTCGATATACTCAAGATATGAATCATTTTTAGCTAAGAATTGATTTATATTATCATTTGATAAACCATATTTTTTCTTTAGTTCTTTCTTAGTAATTTTTTCTCCTGTGGGCATTGCATCAAAAGTTCTTTTTAAAAAATCAATTGGTCTTTCTAGTCCTTGACCAAAATCTTTTTTTCCATAATCAGTAAAAACCTTTGCACTTAGTTCAGGATTATTTTTAGTTATAAAATTTATTGTGCTACTTGCTTGTCTGAGATCAATACCTAACTCATCTGCAAGAAATTCATAACTTACAGGCTCATCTAAATTTTTTATATAATCTCTAACGTTGTCAGCCATATCTCCTGACTTACTAAGAACTATTTTATTTTTTAAAGTACCTATAGTTTTTGCTTTAATAATATCTCTAACCGAAGGAACTGTCATATTTAAACTATCGGCTATTTCTTTGTAAGTTGTTGTACCTGAAACATTTTCTAAAAAATTTTTAACTTCTTGTGCTTTACTTCCCTGAACTTCTACGATTGTTTTATCAATTTTATTTAAATAGGGTTTATATTTTTTTTCATCTAAAACAGCTCTTAATTGACGATTAGTAATATTAGTGTCTTGAGCAAGTTTTGTCATTCCAACAAGTTGACCCTCAGGTAATTGATCTAAATATTTTGTAACTCTTTCCGCTATGGTTCCTGTCTTAGCAGTTTTTATTGGTGCACTTCCACCCATATCAGCTTCTCTCACAACACCTGCTGGTGTAAATCCTTGACCACCAAAATAATTTTTAATTTGTTTTACTTCTTCTAATTCAGAAGTTGATTTCAATACATCGTCAACAGTCTTTAAACCTATACTTCCTAATTTTTTTATAGCTAGGGGCGGAAATAAAAAATCTAAAGAATCAAGAGGGGATAGTGCTATGGCTGTTCGGTCTTGGTCCGTGAGCTGTTGTCCTGAGGCTAACTTATCATAAGCCTGCCGTTGATCTCCATAGAAGAATTGTCCTGTACGACTCATGCCTTCAATAAACCCTTGAGGCTTGTATCCCGCTTCGTCTAATCTTTCCTTAATACCTGGACTTTGAATCACAGCACTGGGTAGATCAGCTTGTCCTGCAAATTCTTCGAACTTTGTTCCTCTTAGTCCTTGAGCCGTGGACAACTCTCTAAGTTG